CTCGCAGCAGTAGTTGCACAGGGTCTCGGAATTAAAGACGTTAGCCATAAGGGCGGGGGCTGGGGGTTCTGATGGGGGTTCGATTTGTCTGGCTGTTTTCACAGGAGGAAGAGGTTCAGGTGGGCGATGTCATTAGTGCCGCCCAGTTGTCCCGGTAGAGTGCCGTCCTCTTTTTGGGATCAGGCTCGGCCTTGATGCGGTCCTGCAGGCTCAGGCCGGAACCGCCGGCGGCGCTGCCCTGCATCCGGATGGGTGCAACTCCCGGCCCTGGCGGACGCAACTTGCCGAGGGCCTGGACCGTTCCTTCCTCGTCCTCCTCATAGCGGGCGAGCATGACTTCGCGCAGGGCCTCGGGCAGGGCGCCTGTCCCGATGGCGGCATCGATTGCCGCGAGCGCGCGGGTCTTGCGCGTGCTCTTGTCGGACGCTTTGAGTCTTTCGTTCTCCGCCTTGAGGGCGTCGCGCTCGGCGCGCAGGGATGCGAGATCCTCCGCGGGTGGGGTGTTAGTGGTCGGGTTGGTGCGACCGGCGGAATTGCACCCGCAGGCCGTAACGGATTGTGTGTTCATAGTGGTCGGGTTCCTAAGTGCATCCGGCGGGTGCCGGAAATTGCTGAGATCGAATTGGCCGAAGACGGCGGGCGTTGCCGAAATCGAGGCGACGAATCCGCTTTGCTGGGCGGCGCCGCCGTTGAACCACGTCTCGGCGGCCATCCACGTCTTGAACTGTTCGACCGATTGGCCGGTCTCCTTGGCGTAGACGCTCGCCATCTCGTCGCTGATTGTTCGCAGGTCGGCGGCGTTCTTTTCATGGACCGCAGCCGGGCCGACGGAGATTCCGCTGGGTTCGTGAACCATCAGGAAGGCGCCGGTCGCTATTGACCGGCGCTCCTTCGGCGCGGCCAGGAAGACGAGCGAAGCCGCGCTTGCCGCGAGCCCGTCGACGACGGATGAGAGGTTCGAGAAGGTGCGCAGGTAATTCGCAATCGCGGTGCCGGCAAAGACGCTGCCTCCTGGGGAATTGATCCGCAGGGTGACGGGGCGATCCCGGTAGGCAGAAGTCGCCGCAACGAAATCCGGAGGACAGACCCCGCCGTAAAAGTCACACCCAGAATCATAGATGGCGTCATAAACGTAGATCTCGACAGGTGCACCAGCGCCCTCTGCCTGGGCGCGGATCGTGTACCACTGAGGGGTTGAGGGAGGGGTGTTCATGCTAAAGAGTCCTGCGGCATTGCCTCGTCCTCGGGGTCCGGCTCCGGTTCCGCTGCTGCCGAGGGAAGGGTCTGGGCGGCGATCTGGTCCGGAGTGATGTCGCGCTCTGCCGCGAGCCGTTTCAGGAGGACCACCTCGTCGGCGCGCTGGGTGAGTTCCTCGACGTAATCGAGGCCCATCTCCGCGAAAATCCGCCGGTAGTTGGTGGTGCCGGCCGCCAGCTCGGCGAGCATCGCCGCGGAGTTGCGCCCGACATCGACATTGGGTGCGCGGGGCGGTCGACAGGTGAACCGCTTCCAGTCTGCCGGCGGGTCGGCCAGCCCGTTGCGGTTGGTCGAGATGGCGTGCTCGAGGACGAAGTGGTAAATGCGGGCGAAGCCCCGGATGAAAGTGACGGAACGAATGCGGAACCACGCGGCGGCGATATCGAGGACGCTGCGCTGCACGGTCCCCTGCATGGATTCCGAGTAGACAAGCTGCCGCGGGATTCCCATGCCGGCGCAGATCTTCTCCTCGAGCCGGACCCAGAACCTGTGGGCAGCGTCCGAAGGCCGATCCACTTTCAGTTGCTCAATGGAATCATCCCTCTGGAGGAAGAACGTGCGCCCACCGATCGTGCTCTCGTAGTAAGTGCGCTTCTGCTCCTGCGTCATCGAGCCGGCGGGAGTGCCACCGGCTGACAGATACTCGCCAACGTCGGCCGTGCCGCTCTGGTTCTTGACGACATTCGTGATCTCCGCGCCGTCCCTTGCCGCCTTGCTCTCCATCAACTGGAGGTCGTCGAGGTCGTGGATGTCATTGAGGACGGCATGGAGCATCGGCCGCCCGCGGTACTCACCCGGCTGGTGAGGTTCGAAGATGTGAACGACGAATTCCTTGGGGAGGAGTCGCCACGATTTCTGGCCGGGAGAGCCGGGGATATCCTCCCCAATCCAGTACCCGGTCGGCCGGCCATGGGAATCGATGGCGACCCCGTCAACGATCGAGATCCCCTCCTCCTTCTGCCGGTCAGGCGGCGTCGCGCACTGGTCCGCCCCGATCATCTGCGCCTGGGGCTCGCCCTCGTCGTCGTGTGTCAGGACGAAGAATGCCTCGCCGTCGATGACAAAGCTTTTGGCCGCGAGCCCCTGCAACGGGCTGAATCCCCGGTCAGAGAAGAAGTCGCCGGTGGGTTCCCATTCAATCACCCGTTCCCGCGCGCGGGTGTTCCAGGGGGGCTCACTCGAGGCGGGATAGAAGCCGATGCCCACGCCAACCACGTACTCTTCGAAGAGGTAGACGAGTCGCTGGATGAGGGCCGTATTCCGCTCCCAGTACCGCGACTTGCGCTGCAATTCCCGCCGAACGGGAGGGGTGTAATCGAGCCGTGCCGACTGGAGGCGGCCTGGAATCCAGGACCGATGAGGCTGGTTCTTCGCGCCCTCGTAAGTGGCGAAGATGGATTTGACCGCCTGGACGCCCAGCCTGGCCGCCGTCTGAACCCGGGTGAGAAAGCCTGGCTTCATGGCGCTCTCTCAGCATCCGCACCCGCGGAGACTCCGGTAGGTGGCTATCTTGTAGCGGGGATCGACCATGATCTCGCTCCCAAGAAGGCAATTGAGTTTCTCCTCGTCCGTGCCGGGACACTCCTGGCACCGCCGTGCGGCAGTGGGCAGGAAGCTGGACATCGCCGATTCCGAAATCGGGTCATCCCCCGGATTGCCGTAGCTCACGCTCTGGCCACCGTCGGAAGTTGAAACGATGCGCCGGCCTTCCACCGAGCCGGCTCCTGCCATTGATCCCTCGGCCTTGTCCTGGAGGTACTGGCAAAAAGGGATGCCCTGGCTGACCGCCTCCTTATAGGCGACAGTCAGGATGAGCCACTTTTGATCTTCCTCCAGGCCGGCCATTGCTGGCCGTCAAACTGCGCAGAAGGCATCACCGGCAGGAACCAACCCAATGGGACAAGCGATGACAAAACGACACCCGTCACGCCTCGAGGCCCCTGGCGCGCAGTGCGTGCAAAGCTTTGCGTTCTGGATACACCACCCGCCCGGTGACCTTCACACGAATCGCTGCAAGGCCAAGTTTCTCTTCGTGGCGCTTGATGGTTCGCACGCTGTAACCAGTCCGTGCTGCGACATCTTTTCGGCTCAGGTTCATACCTTGCCCACCCGGGTCAGCGCACGCGACAGCAGGTACTGAAGGCCCGAGAACCAGGCGACAAGGAACCAGGAGAGCATGAACTCCACCGGCCCGGTCCAAATTCCAGTAGAAGGGCGGAACCCTGCGACAAGGCCGAGGGCAACCCAGAAGCCCAGGCAGTAACCGCATTTAAACAGGATTCCCACCTTGGGAATGTTTCGAAGCCAGGCGAAGACCTTCATCTCGGCGACGGTCGTCGAGATGAACGCGCACACCATCGAGAGCAGAACCAGTTGGAGCATGGAATCAGGAACACCAAGGGCACCCGCTAGCACACCGGCGAACGCTCGGGAGCATATGGCGAATGAGGGTCCAGATATTCATGGCACTGGCGCGGAGGTTGCGCTTTCCACTTCCGAAGGCAAGACCACGCCCGGTCTCACACCAGCGCCTCCTTCCTGACGGGCGCGCTCGCCCAGGGCAGAAGCCTGGCCGCCAGGGCGAAGGCGACCTGCATCACCTCGCAGTCGAGCCAGTGATCGGCTTGGATGACCTTACTTCGCCGCATCACCCACTCCTCGATCTTGCGCCCCGTCTGCGGATCGCGTTTCTCGCGCCTGATCTTTGCATCCAGGTGTGACCAGTAGGTTTCATTCGCCAGGCTAGCCAGGACCTCCCACCGGATGCCCAGGGCCTTGGCGGGCCCGAGGCGCAGCAAGGCCAGGATGTCCAGAAGCATGTCGCCGGAGAACTCGATCTTGTGCAGCTCGAAGTTGCCGTGCGCGATCGGATAAGGCTCGTAACCGTATATGCGCGCGTGGCCGGCCTTGTCCTTCCACCGCTTCTCTCGCTCGTAACCTTCCATCGGAACCCAGCCGCAATGGATGGGCGCCGCGCCGGGACGGTTCGTGATCTCGCCGCTGCCCACAATCCACGAGAGGATCTCCTCGCGTCTTACACCGTCCTTCACGTCGATCCCAAGGCGCATGTCGCGCACGCCGTGGTACCGCTGCCGCGAGCGCAGGTTTTCGACCCCGTTGCACGTCTCGGCGGCCACCAGCCTCGAGTTACCAGTCCCACCGATCTGCCAGTCCCGGACCACGATCCAGAATTCGGGACTCTTGCGCTGCACGTCCACCGTCATGATCCGATCCCATTTCTCCCCAGAGTCCGCCGGCTGGCTGGCCAGGATGATCTCGGTCCGCTCGGCCCTGGCGCCCTCGCTGTCCCAGGGCTCGGCCAGGTTGCCGTTGATGAAGCCGCGCAGGCCCTCAAGTGTGGATTGCGCAACCAGGAACTCTGCGGCCATGGCACCCAGCGTCGTCGAGGGCGAACAGGAATAGAGGCTGGGCAGATGGTACGAGCGAAAGGACGACGCGCTCCTGGTCGTCGCTATCCAGGACCCGGCGCGGATCATCGCCGTCTTGTGATGCTCCTGGACGTGGAACCCGCAATGCGGGCATTCGCACCGGGTGGACCGGTGGATCCGATCGAAGTCGTAGCTTCCGTCATCCCGCAGGCATTCCTTGTCCCAGACCGTGTAGGCCTCAATGCCAGTCTTAACGAGATGCCCCGACTTTCCCCAGGCAAGGATGATTGCCTTCGAGCAGCCTGGGCAAGGCACCGTGTAGCGCCTCTGGTCGCCCTTCGTGAATTCGTTCCAGCCCGGCCCGTCCGAGAGCGCCGGCGAGGAACAGCGAAAGCGGAATGGAAGCGCCGCGTCCTTCGTCCTCTGCAACGCGAGGTTGATGGCGCCAGCCTCTCCGCCCCGGGACTCCGGAGGGAATTTCTCCATCTCGTCCAGGAAGACCCTCCGCTTCGGGCGACCTGCCAACTGCGATGGCGAGTTGCTCCCAGCGAAGTTGATGGTGCTCCCGCCCAGGGTCTGCCGCATTGCCGCGAAGTCGTGCCTCGCTTTTCCACGTGGAACGAATTCCGCGAGTGGAGGCGAGCCCGTGATGAGTGAGACCCAGCGCGACTTGCTGAAGTCCCGCGCCACGTCGGCCGTCGGCAGAACCCAGAGGATGCCGGACGGATCGCAGGCGACGCAGTAGCCGGCCATCGCCATGAGCATGACGGTCTTTCCGATCTGGCTGCCCAGACAACAGGCAACGTCCGAAATGAACGGCGTGCTGATGCAATCCACGATCTCTACCGCATACTCGCGACCTCGCCAGGAAAGCGGTCCCTGACCTCGCTCCTCGACCGCCGAAAGCACCACGTGCTTCGAGGCCCAGATCGATGCGGACAAACTCGGCCGTGGAGTAAACCAACGGGCGACCTCGGCTTCGACCAGGTGCAGGTTCATTTCGCCCCTGGCTTCGGCTTGACCACGGCTGATATCAGTTTGTCCCCCCGCCCCAGACGCAGGATGTCGTCTACCCATTCCACGATCACCGCGTGTGCGTGTGGGGGATCTGCGGGATTGCACCGTTGCGCGAGTTGGACAGGTGCCGCCAGGAGTCGCTCCCGCAATGGGCCGTAGTGATCGCGAATATATTCCCGCATCGATTCGACGGTGACGAGTTCGCCCCTGGCTATCCGGTTCTCCATTTCCCGAGCCTCAGCATTGGCGGACGCCAAGCGGGTCTTCTCCTTGTCCAGGCTGCCAAAGACGGCCTCCGTGCATTGCCTGGTCGTCAGCCACGCCTTACGCGCGGCTTTGCCAACAGGCACCTCCAAACCCATCTCGTGCAGGCGACGAGCGAGGGTCTGGCGATCAACGCCAAATTCCACCGAGGCTTTGTTAGTCGTCCAGAGCATGAGTGGCCAATCTCGATACTGGCGCTAGGGTATAAATCTCAAGTCCTTAATGACGAGAATGTTGAGTGTCGTAATTCATGAAAATTCGGTCGGAGACCCAACCGCCAAGTCGGGCCGCCCCGGCTGGGAGGGGTCCCAATAGGCACAGGGGACGCTATTGGTATCGCCCACGGCTCCTATAGGTATACGCTGGGGACGATATAGGAACAGAGTCACATGAAACACCAACTCCTACTCCTTCCGGTTCTCGTCGCGTCGTTGACTTCCGGCTGCTGCTCGTACCGAGGGCGCCCTGGTCATGGGCACGGTCACCACGTAACGCAGCTACCCGCTCAGCCTCCCCCGGCTATTGTGCCTCCGAACGGGGGTGTGGTGACTCCTCCCGGCACGGGGGTTGTCGGGGGAGGCACAGTGGGCGACGGCGATCAGACCTTCGAGTTGAAGACCGAGGACTTCGCGGTAGCGAAGCGGGCGACGACGAACGGGGTGGCGAGGATTCGCAAGTGGGTCGTGATCGATAACGTCTCGGCGCCCATCCGCATCTGTCATGACGACTTCACGGTGGAGCGGACCCCGGCATCGGGGTCGTCCCTGGCTCCCTTCTGGGCTGGGGAGAGTGTGATCGAGGTCCCAC